TGGGGCGACCCGCGCGGCGCCGACCGGACCCAATCGGTCGAGACGACGTCCTACGAGATCTTCCAGGCCAACGGCATGCGCGTCCTCCCGGCCACGACCGACAACAACCCCGAGATGCGGCGGTCTGCCGTCGGCGCGGTCCTCGATCGGCGCAACGGCTTCCAGATCAATCCATCGTGCCTCGTCGCCAAGACGGGCTTCGCCGGCGGCTACCACTACCCGAAGATCAAGGGCGCCGGCATGTATTCGGAGCGCCCGCGGAAAAACCGCTTCAGCCACATCGTCGAGGCCGTCGAGAACGCCATCCTCGGCGGCGGTGAAGGGGACAGCCTCGTCGCCCCTTCGAAACAGCACCGGGCCGCGCCGTCGCCCGTGCGCCGCCATCGCATCAGCAGGAGAGCCGCGTGACCATCATCGCGATCAAGGACGGCGTGATGGCCGTGGACTCCCTGATCTCCAGCGGCACAACCCGCGTCGGGCACACGCGCAAATGGCGCGAGGTGCCAAAGGATCTCGGGGGCGGGTACGTCGCCGCCGCGGGTTTCTGCGGCTTGGCGACAAGGATCGTCGAGCAGGTTGCGGAGAAAGGGCCCGCCGCAAGCATCGAAAACGACGATGGCGTGAACGCTCTGTGGCTGAGAGCCGATGGCTCCGTGTGGTGCCTCGACAAGGAAGCCTTCTACCAGATCTCGGGACCGTTCTTCGCAGAAGGAAGCGGTCGAGCCTTCGCCATTGGCGCCATGGCCGCCGGGGCATCGGCAGCAGAGGCGGCCCGCATCGCCTGTGAGCACGACACCAACTGCGGCGGCGCAATCACGATCCTGGGGGTCGCATGATCGAGGAATGGTATCTCGGCTTCTACGCCCCGTATTTCCGCAACCTCGAAGGACGGATCGACCCGCGCGGATGGTTCGGCCATTGCGAGATCTGGGGCTACACCGCCGACGGGACCTGGTTCTTCCTCGACCCGCAGTCCAAGGGTGCGCATGTCCGCATCGCCCACGCCCACGATGACGTGCGGGACCACATCTCGGCCCGGTTCGAACTCTGCGACCTGATCCTGCGGCTGCCCGGCGGCGACCCCTCGTTCCGCATCCCTATCCACGGGCCCATGACCTGCGCCGCCATCTGCGGATCGCTCATCGGCGTCCGTGCATTACTGCCCGCGACCCTGCGCCATAAGGTGCTCGCCAAAGGCGCGGAGGTTGTTCATGGGCAGGCCGAAAGAAGATCCGGCAGACAAGGCGACGCGGCTGCGTGAACGGCGCATGTCGCTTCTGGAGCGCCGCACCGCCGCCCAGGACAACGCCGCCGGCATGACATCGGACCTGCGCGCGGTCTATGGCGCCCTGCCCATGTCGGCCCGGTACTCGTTCCTCCCGGCCTCCATTGCCAAGCCCATGACCGCGGCCCCCGGCGGCAAGGCGAGGTAGCGACGTGAAGCCGTCCAAGGAGTTCCAGACCCGGTACGACGCCGCCAAGCGCCACCGCGACGCGGTGAAGCCGCTCATCGAAGAGGCCTTCCGCTTCTGCGCGCCAGATCGGGAAAAGGACTTCACCGAGACGCGCCTCACGACGCCGACCGCCGAAGAGCCGCAGACCTTCACCTCGCTCGGGGAGGAAGTCGCAACCGATCTCGCGGGCGACCTCGTGACCTACTACACCCCGACCGAAGCCCGGTGGTGCGAGTTCGAGGTCATCGCCCCGGTCGAAAAGGGCATGGCGAAGCAAATTCTCGATCTCGTGCAGGCGCGCGAGGACGCGGTGTTCAACGAGATCGCCGCCTCGAACTTCTCCGACCTCGCCCCTGCGCTCTGGTTCGAAGCCGCCAGCCACGGCACCCCGGCGATATGGGTCGACGTGAACCACTTTGCGCAGCCGATCTACTGCCAGGTCGTCCCGCCGCACGAGTTGCTGATCACGCCCGGCCACCTCGGCATCCTCGACCGCTTCCGCGAGATGATCGTCTACGCGCACACGCTGCCGGTCCTGCTCGCGTCCTACGATGTCGACCTGACCGACCGCGCGCTGGCCGACAAGATCAAGAAGCCCTCGACCGTCGCCAAGGTGTGCTGGGGCTTCTGGCTGGACTGGTCCGATCCTGGGAACCCGCAATGGCTCTGCGAAATCACGGTCGATGGCAAGCGCGTCTCGCCCGAAAAGCCCATCGTCCTTGGCCCCATGGCGGGCTCATGTCCGCTGCACGTCGGCCGCTTCAACCCGCGCCCTGGTCGCGCATGGGGGCGTGGCCCCGGCATCAAGGCGCTGCCTGACTTCCGCACCCTCGACACCATCACGGACACGGTTCTCAGCGGCCTAGACCAAAGCCTGCTGAACACGATCATCTACCCGGATGACGGCTTCATTGACCTGTCCGAAGGGATCGAGGCCGGCCGGGCGTATCCGGCGCACCGCGGCTTCACCCGCGACCAGATCTATGACCTCTCCCGAAACGTGAACGTCGACCAAGGGTTCTTCACCGAGGAACGGTTCGAGGAACGTCTGCGCCGCGCCTTCTATCAGGACGGTCCCCGCCAGCGCGGAGACACCCCGCCGACCGCCGCCCAATGGCTCGACGAGCGCCGCCGGGTCCAGCAACGCCTCGGCAAGCCGTCCGCGCCGCTGTGGACCGAGATGATCTACCCGATGGTGCAGCGGTTCGAGTTCCTGGCCGCCCAACTCGGCAAGATTGAGAGTGCGATCACCCTCAACGGCAACGCCATCGCCGTCACGCCGCTGTCGCCGCTCCAGAAGGCGCAGAACCAGGACAAGGTGATGATCACCCGGTCCAACCTCGACATGTTCGCCGGCATCGCTGGAGACGCGCTGCCCCAGGTCGTCGATCTCATGGCGACCGGCAAGAACGTCGCCAAGGCGTCCGGGGACGAACTGATCGTTTTCATGGAGGAAGCCCCGGTTGCCCCTGCCGCTCCCGCTCAGTGAGCCCGGCCCGATCCTGACCTACCTGACCCGGCTCAGATCGGCCAACATCGACCAGATCAAGCTGGCGGCCGATCACGCCGAGGCGCAGGTCCGCGAGATGCTCAACACGCAGGCTGGCGCTATCCTGCTGGATTTGCTTGAGAAATCGACATCGCTTTCGCAGGTTCCGATTTCTGGAGACGAGCGTGCATTGGCAGCGCGCAATGCTCAGACGTTCATTCTCAGCGATCTCAGGAGGATCGCGAGCAATGAAACTGAGCAAATTCTGGCACAAGGCAACGCGAGAGGCGGCAGACACGGGCGGCGGAACACCGCCGGCTGAGCCCGTCACCCCGGCTGTCGAGCCCCCTGTCGAGCCGGCCCCCGGCCCCGACCTTTCGTTCATCCCGACCGACTTTCATGTGGACGGCGCCCCGGACCTCGGGAAGTTCACCGCCCACTACCAGGATCTCGTCGCCCGCGACGCGCAGCGCGCCCAGGCGGAAGCGGAGATCCCGCGGGAGTACACCTTCGCCCTCCCCGACGGCCTGTCGTTCTCCGACATCGAAGGCGCCGAAGGCTTCAAGGTCGAACTGACCCCGGACGATCCGCTTCTGAAGCCGCTCTATTCCGAGTTGGGCGAGGTGCTGAAGGAAGCCCGCGCACCGGCCGGCGCCGCCGGGAAGCTGATGGGCGTCCTCGCGCGCTATCAGGCCACCATGTACGCCGATGCGATGAAGGCCATGGAGAAAGACATGGCCGCCCTCGGCACCCCGACCCAGCAAGAGGCGCGGATCGCATCCGTCACCCGCGCCATCGAGACCCGGCTGCCCGCCGAAGAGGCGACCGCCCTGAAGGCCTCGCTCACCAGCGCCAAGGCGATCACCGCGCTTGAGAAACTGCTGGGCCCGCAGCGCGGGTCTCCCACCGCGCAACCCGCGCCGCCAAAGTCGGTCGACGACCTCGCGGCCTACTACGCAACCCCTTCCAAATAAGGAACCCCGCAGATGTCGACCCTGACGCAATCGACCCTCTCCATGATCGAACTGTACAAGCAGGTCGACGGGAAGGGCCGTCTCATCGACGTGATCGAGACGATGAACAACACCAGCCAGTACATCATGGATGATTGGGTCTGGATGCTCTGCAACAGCGGCACGAAGCACACCCGCTCGATCCGCACCGGCCTGCCGTCGGTCGCCTGGGGGATGCTCTACTCGGGCATCGCGCAGTCGAAGAGCACCAAGCAGACCATCGACGACACCACCGGCTTCGTCGAAGGCCTGTCCTCGGTCGACGAGCGCCAACTCGAACTGTACGCCGGCAACGAGATGGCGATCCGCCTGGCCGAGGGCCGCTCGTTCATCGAGGCCATGAGCCAGGAACTCGTGACCGCGCTGTTCTACCACAACAGCGACACCGACGCGAAGAAGCCGAAGGGCCTGGGCGCGCGGTTCGGCACCAAGGCGACCTATGGCGCGGGCAACCAGATCGTCGATGCCGGCGGTTCCGGTTCGGACAACACCTCGATCTGGTTCATCGAGTGGAGCTACGACGGCCTGTCGGTCATCTACCCCGAAGGCACCGTGGGCGGCATCAAACGCGAGAACATGGGCCGCCAGCGCATCCTCGACGCCTCCAGCAACCCCTACTTCGTCCAAGAGGAACTGTTCCGGTGCCACGCCGGCTTCTCGCTGGGCGACTGGCAGCGGATCGCGCGGATCGCGAACATCGACGTGTCGGACATGCAGGCCGGTTCGGTCAAACTGTACGACTTCCTGCGCAAGGCCTACTACAAGCTGAAGTCGCGCCGGACCAGCAAGGTCATGGACCAGACTTCGCCCGGCCGTCTGGCGATCTACTGCAACCGCGACGTGCTGGAGGCGCTGGACCGGCTCTCGACCAACGCGGGCGCGGCCGACAACTTCACCCGCCTCACCTGGGGCGAGATCGAAGGCAAGGAGGTCCTCACCTATCGCGGCATCCCGATCCGCGAAACTGACGCGCTTCTGAACACGGAGGCTCGGGTGGTCTAGGCCACTCGAAACCTCTCAACCCTGAAAGGAACCTCCGATGATCCTGAACAAGAACCTTCTGCTCTCGAACGCGCAGGCAATCACCGCCACGGCGATTTCCGAGAACGTCATCCAGTGGCCGACCAACGGCACGCCCGTTGGCGAAAGCGCCGCGATCACCCGCAACCTGGGCGCCGGCACGCCGATCCCGCTGCTGATCCAGGTCGTCGAGACCTTCGCGACCCTGACCTCGCTGACCATCACGATCGAGACCGCCGACAACGCGGCGCTGTCCTCGAACGCGGTGGTTCTGGCGTCGACGGGCGCGGTGGCCGCGGCGTCGCTGGTGGCGGGCTATCAGCCGTCGTTCACCAACCATGTGCCGGACGCGACCATGAAGGCCTACCTCGGCCTGCGGTTCACGGTTACCGGTTCGGACGCGACCGCCGGCAAGATCACCGCCGCCATCGCGACGGAGGGCTGATCTGATGGCCGACGAAGAAGAACTGCCGCCGGAAGCCGCGCCCGCGCCCGAGGAACCGCCGATCCAGCCCGCGACGATCAACGTGATCGCGACGGCGACCGGCGCACTCCCGGTCAAGGGGCTGGTCCATCCCGGCGACCGCTTCGCCATCGCGCCGGAACTGTTCTCGGCAACGTGGATGAAGCCGGCGGATGGCGCGGCATCGAAGGCGCTGAAGGCGCTGGCGAAGAAGTCTGGAGCGTAACGCGATCCTCCCCATGGTGCGTGCTCCCTCGGGGCGGGCTGGAAACGGCCCGCCCCATTTCGTTGCAAGGTGCATAGGTTCGCCGCCGCCTGACGCCGCACTGTCCGGCCATGGCTACTCCATTCAGCATGCTGGCAATCATGAACGCGGCCCTCGTCTCCGAGGGCTACGAAGAAGTCCTCGCGTCCGGTGACGGCACCGTCGAGTGGCGGCTTCTCTCCCGCAACTGGCCGCTGATCGTCGAGGCGGAACTGGAGGACGGGAACTACCACTTCACCAAGAAGCAGGCGCAGCTTCTCAGCCGGCAGGACGGCGCGTTCGGGTTCGATGACGCCTATCTGGTCCCGGCGGATGCGCTGCATGTGCGTCGGGTCTGGACCGAGGACGAGAACGGCGACCGGGACACGTCGATCGAGTGGGCGCAGGACGGCTCCCGCGTGCTGGTCAACGAGACCGAGGGCGTCTGGATCGAGTACGCCGAGGCCGCCGATCCGTCGCTGTGGTCCGCGAACTTCGCCCGCGGCGTCCAGATGAAATTGCAGGCCGTGCTTCTGACGTTCCGCGAGGAACGCGGCGCGGCGCAGCAGATGGAAGCCCAGGCCGAGATCCACTTCCAGCGGGCGCGCACGAACTCGTCCCGCGCCCGGTCGGCCACCGATCCCTACAAGATGAGCCGCTATGCGAAGGCGAGGTTCGGCCTTGGCTAAGCAGACCATCACGCAGCGCAGCTTCATGCTTGGCGAGCCGCGGGAGGAATTCCTTGAGGCTGATGACCTTGAGGTGCGCATGGCGTCCTGCCGCGAGGCCCGGAACGTCCGCATCAAGGCGACGCGGACCATCGACCAGAAACTCGGGTCGCGCTTCAAGGAGGTGCTGGCCTCCGACGCGCCGCACTATGAGGTTCGGCCGGTCCCCGAGGAACTGTACCTCGTGCGGATCGAGAGCGGCAGCGTGACGGTTCTCGATGCCGACCTCGCGACGGTTTTCACCGATACGGTCACGCTTGGCGACCCCGATCTCGTCTGGGTTCAGGGCTTCCGCAAGAAGGTCATCATCGGCTGCCCGACCGGCATGTGGACGCTGACCTACGGGACGCCGTGGACGATGACGGCGTTTGCCTTCTCCGATGCCCCCGGCGGCGAGACGGCGCAACCCTACTGGTCGTTCGAGACCGGGATCACCATGCAGCCGTCGGCCCTGACCGGCTCGATCACGCTCACCGCCTCGGCGGCGTTCTTCACCTCGGCCTACGTCGGGATCAAAGTCCGGTACGCGACCCGCGAGATCCTGATCACCGCCTACACCAGCCCGACGCAGGTTACTGGCACTGTGGTCAACCGGCTGCCACCGACCTATCGGATCACCCTGGGCTCGACCTCGGACTTCCGCGTGGGCGATGTCGTCGTGGGGAACGATACCGACTTCAAGGGCCAGATCGTCGCCATCGCGGGCAGCCAGATCGACGTGGTGACGCTGGAGTTCCTCGACGGGCCCGACGTGGGAGAGGATCTGTCCACGTCCTCGGCGTCCTCCGCCGTCTCGGCAAAGACCACGGTGACCCCGGCCGCGACGAACATCTGGGACGAGCCCCTGATCTCGCCCGTGCGCGGCTATCCCGGTTCGGCATCGGGCGCGAACGGCCGGCTGGCGCTGTGCGACTTCGCGGAGGCGCAGGATGTCGTCGTCCTGTCCTCGACGCGCGACGTGACCGACTTCCTCGTCGGGGATGCGGATGACGACGCCATCGCGCGGGCCTGCGGGAACAACTCGCCCCGGTTCCTGCACGTCGTCGATGCCGGCGACCTGATCCTGCTGTCGGACACCGGGATCTACGTCGTCGAGTTGCAGGGCAACGCGGTCCTCTCGCCTTCGACGTTCGTGACGAAGTTCGTAGACGGGCGCGGGGCAAGCGCGGTCAACCCGGTTCGGGTCGATGACGGCGTGGTGTTCGTCGAGGCATCCGGCCTCTCGCTCGCGGTCGTGCAACTGAGCGGGAACATCTACCTGAAGTGGTCCGTCCGCACGATCACCAACTTCCACTCGCACCTGATCAAGAGCCCGGTCGCGCTCTCCGGGCCGCCGCTGGTGTCGTCGCTGCCCGAGAAGTACCTGATGGCCGTGAACGCCGACGGGACGATGGCGGTCATGTCGTGGGTTGACGGCTTCGACGCCGAGAACATCGGCTTCGTCCAGTGGGAGACCGATGGCGATTACAAGCGCGTGTTCCCGGCCTTCGGCAGCTATTGGGCGGTGACGCAGCGGTCGGTCGGCGGCTCGAACGAGTACCTGCTGGAGCAGTTCACCGATGCCGTTCTGGTGGACTGCGCCGTCCCGCTGGACGATGGGTTCGAGGCCGAGTTCGAGGGCCAGTCCCTCCACGTCTGCGGCGATGGCTGGTACTCGGGGACCGCGACCGTCACCGCCGGGCTGGAGATCGAGGGCAGCTTCCCTGACGGCGCGGTCGCGGGGTGGAACTACACCTCCAGCATCATGCCGTGGCCGCAGGAGCAGATCCAGCACCCGAAGGCGGGCATCCTCGCGGCGCGGGTCATCCGCGTCGGGGTGTCCGTCCTGCACACCGGGCCGCTGTCGATCCGCTGCAACAGCATCACGCAGAACTTCGGCGGCTACTCGTTCGGGGATGACCTGTCCGCGACCGTGAACCGGACCAAGATGTACAAGACGAGCGTCATCGGGCGCCGTGACCATCCCGAGATCGAGATCATCAAGGCGTTCCCCGGAACCTTCCAGATCCTCGCCGTCACCCAGGAGGTAGTAACGTGACGCTCAGCAAGAATGATCGAGTCACGGTGGAACTCCTAAACACCCTGATCTCGTATGATCGCGCAACTCAGGAGATGCGGTGGAAAAATCGCCCGCTCCAGATGTTCCCTTCCGAGAAAACATGGAAGGCGTTCAATACAACTTTTGCCGGGAAACCGGCCATGGTGCGTGTTGATGCGCATGGGTATCGTATCGGCACAATTTCCGGGATGAAGTTCCAAGCTCATCGCGTGGTCTGGGCCCTGCACTATGGATGCTGGCCTGACGGAGAAATTGACCACATCAACGGCGACAAGCAGGACAACAGAATTGAGAACCTGCGCGTCGTTAGCCATGAGCAAAATTGCCGGAACGTAAGGAAAACAAGAAGGAACACGAGCGGGACGGTTGGCGTTCGCTTCAATCGTCGGCAGCGTTCATGGGTCGCCTTCATAGGAGATCAGGGAGAATGCCGTCACTTGGGAACCTTTGACACGGAGGCCGATGCTGTCTCTGCGCGTCTCTCCGCCGCCAGATCAAAAGGATACCATCCGAACCACGGGCTCCCCGTGGAGACAAAAGGAGCCGTATGATGCAGGCCCTAGTCGCACCAATCGCCGCGGCTGCCGGCGGCATGGCCCCCCTCACGACGCTGATCGGCGCCGGTTCTGCTGTCGCATCCGGCGTCTCGGCCTATGCCTCCGGGAAGGCCGACGAGGAAGCGAACCGGATCAACGCCTACATCGGCCGCACGCGCGCCATGCAGACCGACGCGACGGCGCGGGAGAACCTCGACACCGAACTCGGCACCCTGCGCGCGACCTTCGCGGCCAACGGGCAGCGGCCGACCGTCGGGACCGCCGAGATTTTCAACGAACTGCGGCGCGTCCGGTCGCGGGACCGGAGGATCGAGTTCGGGAACCGGATGCAGGAGGCGTCGGCCTACAACATCGCGGCGAACAACGCGCGGTCGTCGGCCAGGGCCGGGCTGTGGGGCGGGATGGCGAAGGCCGCGCCGTCGGTGATGGACTACCTGGAGATGCGGGCAAAGCGGGGCTGACATGGCAACCATCAGACAGATCGTCCCGTCGCAGCAGATTTCCGAGTTCCGCCCCGTCGCTTCAGAAGCAGGTGGCGGTTTTCGCGTTCTGGCGGGGGCGCTTGAGGAAGCGTACAACTATCTGCTTCCGAAGGGCATCGCGGAGATGGAGCGGCGGGGCGACGCGCTCGGCCGCGAGATCATCCAGCAGCAGATCGGAGACCCGGCGGGTGCGACCGTCACCAAGTCGACCGTCTCTGCGTCTCTGGCGCGAACCGAAAGCGGCGGCCGGTATGACATCGTGAACTCGGAAGGGTTCACCGGGAAGTATCAGTGGGGGCAAGGTCGCCTCGACGACTTCAACCGCGCGAACGGGACATCCTTCACGCTGGATCAGTTCAAGAACGACCCCGGCCTGCAAGAGCGTGCGCAGCAATGGCACGAGGGCGACATCATCGCGCAACTCGGCGGCTACGAGGGACGCGTGGTCAAAGGCATCACGATGACCAAGGGCGCGATCATCGGCGCGGCCCATCTCGGGGGTATCGGGGGCGCCAGAAAGTTCATCGAGACGGATGGGGCTTATGACCCGGCAGACAGCAACGGGACAACCCTTTCAGACTACGCCCGCACCCACGGCGGCGCGACTGTCTCTGCATCCACGTCTGGCGGCGAGACCTTCACGCCGACGATGCTGCGCGAGGCCGACGGCACGCTGACGGCGCGGCTGTTCGGCCCGTCATCGAACCCGATGATGCAGGCGCACGATGCCGCCGCCGGGGTCGCGTACCAGTCCGACGTGTTCCTGAAGGGCACGGTCGACCTGATGGCGCTGTCGGATCAGTTCGCCCTGAACCCGGAAGGCTTCCGTCAGGCTGCCGACGAGTATGTGACGGCGCTTGCCGATGCCGCCCCGGAGTTGTTCCGCATGGACGTGCGGGCCGGGCTGGAGAAGGAAGTCCAGCGCCGGTTCCTCGGCATGGTGGACGAGCGGCAGCGCGACATCAGGCAGCGGGCCGCCAACTCCAGCGCGGCGCTTGCCGATCGGTGGGCCGACGATCTGTCGTCCGCGATTGTCGGCGGCGACCCGAAGGAGATCGCGGCGGCACGGGCGCAGTTGTCCTCCGTCCTCGCGGCGCGGGAGCGGCTGCCGGGCGTGTCGTGGACCCCGGAGCAGACCGCGAACTTCATCGCCAAGTCCGAAGAGGAAGGGGCCCGCCGGATCAAGACGGCGCAGGACGAGCAGACGAAGACGTGGAAGGATGCGCTCTCGACCATCGTCACGGCGGCCAAGGCCGGGATGCACGCCGCCGATGAGGCTGTTCTGAGCAACCCGCTCGTCCAGCAGATGCTCCCAGAAGAGTGGCGCAAGGCGGCGTCCTTCACGATGCTGCGCGACGAGATGCCGTCGTTCATGGCGATGACCCCGGCGGAACAGGCCCAGGCTCTCGTCGACATGAAGGCGCAGCCGGTGACGGCGGCATGGGAGGCCGACCTCTACGGCGCGGCAGAAGAAGCCGCGGCGGCCAATGCGAAGGCGTGGCGGGACGATCCGATCAAGCGCGCTGGCGAGGTGCTGACGGCTAATCCGCCGCCGCCGCTGCCCGAGTTCGACCCGACGAACCCTGAGCCGTTCATGGCAGCCCTCGGCGCGCGTGCGACCTATGGGCAGGCGCTCGCGGATCAGGGCTACGTCGAGAAGCCGATCTACGTCTCGAAGGCGGAAGCCGTGACCATCGGCGCGATGTTCGGCAAGGACGTTCCCCCCGAGATCAAGGCGGCGGCGGCCGGCGCGGTTGTCGGCGCCATGGGGCCGGCGGCGGAAGGGTTCTTCGGTCAGATCAGCACGACCGACCCCACCATCCAGCACGCCGGCATGCTCATGGCGCGCGGCGGCGATCCGGCGGTTGCGACCGAGATCATGACCGGGCAATCGCTTCTCGATCAGAAGGTTGTGCAGGCCCCGACCGCAACGGCGGTCGCCAAGTCGCGGGCCGGCGAGATCGACACGGTGCTGCGGTCTCTCCCAGGTGTGCCGATTGCGCAGATCGAGAAGGCCGCCAAGGCGATCTACGCCGCCCGCGTCCCGACCGGCGCAGATGACGAGGAACAGGCCAAGGTGATGACCGAGGCGTGGCAGGCCGCGCTCGGGAAGAGCACGGTCCTCGGGCGCACTCTGGGCGGCATCCAGACCATAGGCGGGCACCCGACGCTCCTGCCGCCGGACGTGGCCGGTGAGGACGCCGACAAGGCCCTCTCAGCGGCGTTCGGGCTGCGCGACGTGACGGCATCCGAGGGCTTCGGGATGATCTGGCCCGGCGCGTCTGACCCGCGGGCGCCCGACGGCGGCATGTGGATCGAGGCGGCAGGGGCAATCCCGGTTCTCGGCGGGACCGTTCTCGACCCGCAACTGTTCGCCAACGGCGAGATCGTCATCACCCCGGTCGGCGGGACGCGGTACACGCTCTCGGTGAACCGGAACGGCGTGGTGCAGGACGTGCGCGCCGTTGGCGCCGAAGATGGCCTCGCCTTCACGTTTGACCTCGAAAAGCTGATCGAGGCGTCTAGGAGGCCGCGGTGACGTTCTTTCTGAAGCAGACCGAGCCCGCCGCCCGCGGGCCGGACATCGCCCCGCCGTCCAACGCTGACGGGATCGGCGCCGCGTTTCGATCCGCTGCCCGGTCGGTCAACCAGTACTGGAACATCGGCCGCGCGAAGGATCAGGAGCAGGTTCCGCTCGCCAAGACCGCGGCAGAGCGGATCGGGCTGGAGGCGCTGAACACGCACTTCGCCACCGGGGACACCGGCCTGATGGGCGGGGTGAAGCCGCCGCGTGCCGAGAGCGTGCAGGACGTGATCGACTGGTTCGGCGCCGAGACGGTGCTGGATCTGGCGCGCAAGGAAGCGCAGGCGAACCCGGATCGCTGGTCCGACCTTGATCTGAGCGAGGGAGGCATCGAGGCGCGCACGCAAGAGCGGCTGCGGGCCGATGACGCGGCGGATGCCGAGATGATCGCGCTGTCCCCGGCCCCGATCCGCAACAGCATCATCGGCTCCCTCGGCGCCGGGCTTGTCGACCCGGTGAACCTCGCGCTGATCCCGTTCGGCCTCGGGTCCGGTTCGCTTCTCCGTGTCATCGGCCGCGAGGCGCTTCTGGGCGCGACGGCAGAGGTCATCGAGTACCCGACGCGTGCCGACATGGCGGAATATCTCGGGAAGCCCGCGCCAAGCCTTCTGGAGAGCGCGGCCTATGGCGCCGTCGGCGGTGCGGTCCTTGGCGGGGCCATCGAAGGCATCCCGCGGGCCTTCCAAGCCTATCGCCTGTATCGGGACGCAACCCGCGTCGAGAGGGACCGCACGGTTTCGGCCCCGACGCAGGAGGCCGCCATCCAGAAAGCCGAGGCGGCCATCGTCTCCGGGGGAGACCCGGTGCGCGCGGCTGCGGACGAGATCCTGCGCGAGCCTGCCCCTGCGCTGCGCCCCCTGATCCTCGACCCGTCCATGAGCGTCACTGCCCGGACGCCGGACCCGACGCCGCTTGCCCCTGACCCCATCACGACGGCGAGCCTGCCGCCGCCATCTGAGCCGCCGGTCCCAGATGGATATGTGCGCATGTATCATGGCGGGTCGACCAAGGCAGATGGAGATCCCCTGCCAAATACGTTCACCACTGATCGCGCGCTTGCCGAGAAGTACAGCGGCGACGGGCGCATGTTCTATGTCGATGTCCCGAAAACGGCCGATGAGGTAGAAGCATCTGCAATCAATGATTTTCGGACTTCGCTGACGCGAACGCTCGACCCTGAGAAATTTGGCGGGGTCAAAGAGGCAACCACTACAGCCCCGACAACCCCCGGCGAGACGGCGGCGCTGGCAGAGCGGGCGCTGAACGAGGCGTCGCCCAAGCCAGTCCCCAAGCGCGCCCTGATGTGGCTGAAGCGAAACGGTGGCGTCGATCCCGGTTCATGGTTGGCGAACGAACTGAAGGCGCGCGGCATCACGCACAAGAGCATCCCAGGCCTATTCCGCAAGGGTGGCCGGCGCGAGGTGGATAACCTCGTGGCCTCGGAGATGGAGGAAGCGATCCCCGGCATCTCATACCGGGCCGGCGTCGACAACGTCTACCTGAGCCGCGACGGCTTCATGGGCGTCATCGACGACGAGATCAGGGGGTATGACCCCGAGGCGCCCCGCCGAACCTACTCCCCCGAGTACCGGCCCGAGACCTCGTACTTCGACGCGACGCCGGACGAGCGCGGCTGGATGGTCGACCTGAACCGCTACCAGTTCGACGACCCCAACTGGCAGGACCGGCTCAAGGGCGACTTCGACACCTATCTGCGCGACAAGAGCGTGACCCTGCTGCCCCGCGAGTACGATGAGGTCTTGGGCATCGTACAGGCCCGTGGCGGCGATGTGGACGATCTGCTAAACTCGGTGCAGTCGCGCGCCTTGGATGAGGCAGATTGGGCAACGCTGCGCGCGATGAGAGGGGAAGCCTATGGCCGTGCAACCGCAGACGAGATCCCGATCGGAGGCGAGGAAAGCCTGGGCGCAGGACCAGGTGGCGCGGGCCGAGGGGCTGTTGCAGAACCCGAAGCTGCCGCCCGAGATGCGGCCCAACCTGCTGCGCGTGATCGCGAACCTCCGGGCGTTGAACGGACTGCCATCGGAGACCAGTACCTCATCCCCGGCACCGACCGAGTAACGCCTGACACGCGGGCGCGGGATCAGGCCGAGATCGCGGCCCGGCAGATCCAGTCGAAGATCGGGCGGCTGAACCAGTCCCGCGTCGAGGATGACGTGGACGGCCTGTTCGCGGCCAAGCAACTCGACATCTTCGACAGCCTGAACGCGCCGGAAGGCCGGCGGTTCCTCGACGTGAACGTGCAGGCCTTGCGCGACATTCTGGACGGCGAGGGAGACATCATCCTCGACGCCCCGATTGCGGCCGACGATGGCCGGGCGCTGAACTCGCTGTCCGATGTGCTGGCCGAGATCGACGATGAGGACGCGCTGACACGCGAGTTCAATCTGTGCCTGACCGGCGGGGGAGCCAAGGAATGAGCGCGTACAACTGCCTTAAGGCAAAGGCCGCTGCCGGCGTCGTGGCGAAGCACAAGGGCGTCGCGGCCCTGCGGCGGATCAAGGAAATCCGCGAGGCGCTGGAAAAGCAGGGCGAGCCTCTGGCGACGGCGCAGGCCATGGCGGAACTGCGGTTCGCGGAGGAACAGGCGAACAAGGCGACCAACCAGAAGTGGCGGCTGATCAACCGGGTCCGGGTCATGCGCGAACTTCAGGCCCAGGTCGATGCTACGGCGCCGACGAAGCTGGGCGCGCTGGCGGTGAAGATGCTGGACGATGCCGACTTCGAGGCGCGCGGTATCCACAAGCTGATCATGGGCCGGGTCGGCGCGTTCATGGAGAAGCACCGGGTCACGCTGATGGGCGCGGTTTCGAACCCGGCATCCTTCCGCGAGTTCATGAAGGCGCTGCACGGCGAGGCGACCTCGGACGCCACGGCGAAGGCGATGGCCGATGCGGTCAACGACACGAACGATTGGATCAGGAAGAAACTGAACTCCTACGGCTACAGCATCGGGAAGCTGGAGGGCTGGGGCATCCCGCACAGCCACAACGCGCTGACCATCGGCTCGACCCCGTTCCGGCAATGGGCGGATGATGTCGACGCGCGCCTCGATTGGGCGAAGATGGTCAACCCGAAGACCGGGCTTGAGTTCACCGCGGTCCCGCCGAAGGCCTATCGGGACGAGTTCCTTCAGGCCGCCTACGACAACATCGTCTATGGCCGGAACAGCAAGGCGCCGTCGTGGGGCGGATCGGCAGAAGGGAACGCCCTGGAGCGGCATCGCGTGTTCGCCTTCAAGTCGGCTGACGACTGGATCGCCTACAACGACAAGTACGGCTCCGCGGACCCGCACTCGACGCTTCTCCAGCACTGGGACCAGATGTCGCGGCACATCGCCCTGGCCCGCAGGTTCGGGCACGACGCCGGATCGGCGGTCGACTATCTCGGGCAGATCATCGCCAAGCGGAACCGGGACGAAGGCGCCGGGGCCGTCTCGGCGCTCAAGGGGCAGGGCGGCGCGGCTCTCGCCAAGGGCATGCTGCGCGTCATGGAGGGCGGCATCGGGCCGACTGGATGGGCCGGTGCCCAGAGCGCGCGGTTCTTCTCCACGACGCGGAAGGTGCTCACCTCGGCGCTGCTTGACCGGGCGATTGTTGTCTCGGTCCCGTCGGACATGAACAGCGCCATGATCGCCTCCATAGCGATCGGCATGAACCCGGCCGGCTGGTTCCCGACCTACATCGGCTTGCTGAAGGACGCGGCTTCCGGTGGCGGGGCGACGCGGGCCGACCTTCTCCGGGCGCAGCACATCGCGGAAAGCTGGGCGAACCCCGGCGTCACGTCGTCCCGGTTCCAAGCCGAGTACCCGGCCGCCGCCTGGGCGGAAAAGGTCTCGAACGGGGCCATGCGCATTCAGGGCATGAACGCGCACACCGACAGCATGAAGCTGGCGTTCTCGTGGGGCATGGCCGGGCAGATGGCGTCTGATGCCGGAAAGGCCTTCGACCAACTCGACCCGCTCATGCAGCGCGCGATGTCCCGCGCCGGCATCACGGCGGCGGATTGGGACATCTTCCGGGCCGGGCCGAAGTTCACCGCCTCGAACGGCGCCGAGTTCCTCTCGCCGCTCTATTGGCAGTCGGCCGCGACCATCGACCCGGTTGAGGCTGATCGCATCTTCCGCGTGTTCCAGACATTCACCGAGAAGTGGACCGAACTCGCGGTCCCGTCGCGGTCGCTCATCGCGCAGGGCCTCATCGACCCGAAGGCCTATGACCTCGCCCCCGGCGGGCCGCTCTATGAGGCGGTGAAGTCGGCCGGGATGTTCAAGTCCTTCGTCGCGGCCTTCGTCATCAACCAGGCGCGGCTCTACGACCATGCCCCGACCGGCGCGGCAAAAGCGGCATATGTGCTGAGGCTCGTCGGGACCACGACCGCGGTTGGCGCGTTGGCGCTTCAGGTCAACGATCTCCTGTTCGGTCGCGACCCGCAGGACATGACGAACCCGAACTTCTGGTGGCGGTCCCTCCTGCGCGGCGGCGGCCTCGGGCCGGTCGGGGATCTTCTTGCGACCGGAGCGACGACCTGGGGCAGCGGGCTTTCCGGCTACGTCGCCGGCCCGATCCCGCAACTGGCATCCGACATCACGAAGGCGACCTTTGGCAACGCTGTGCAGGCCTACCAGCAAGCGCTCAACGGCGACGACATCGACATCGACCTGATGAAAGAGATCATGGACCTCCAGCGCCGGTACACGCCCATGTGGCAGACGCCGATTGCGGCCGGCGGCGCGGCTCTGGACCGGATGATCTCGGACCAGTTCGTGCTGATGTTCAACCCCGGCGCCATTGACGACATGGCGAAGCGGGCCAAGAAGCGCGAGAACCTGTACGGCGGCGGGAACTGGTGGATGCCCGGCAAGGCGCTTCCGTCTCGGGCCCCGGACTTCTCGACGGCCATCGGCAGATAGGGTGCATGGCGGGCTGCGGCGCGAGACGTACACTCGCCGCAGCCCCATCAGGAGACCCGCCATGCCCGCGCTCACCGTCACGCAATCCTGGCAAAGCCGGACCACGACCGATGCCGAAGTGGTGCAGGTGTGGAAGGGCACGGTCCAGATCGACACGGAAAGCGTCGAGGCGAACCGGCGTGGCATTCGGCTGTTCGGGGATGAGCCTTCGGCCTGCGCCGTCTATATCCCGGCCTCGACGACCTACTACTACCGCTGCATCAGCCCGGATGCCATCGTCGGCTACATCCCGCAGTAGCAAAGGTGCATAGGTTCGGAGAGGGCGCGTCTGCACTCTCCGGGCCATGCCAACTGTGCCATCCACCCCCCGCTCCACCACGATCTCGCTGGCGTCGTCGTCCGCGGGGCCGTTCCTTGTCGGCTTCCGCGTGTTCGAGGACGACAGCCTCTCCGTCTACGTGGACGGGGCCGAGGTCACCGATTGGGCCATGAGCGCGACCTACTCCGGTGGGTATGACGACGTGGCGACGATCACCTTCACCTCGGCCCTTGATGCCGGTGTCGAGATCCTGATCGAGGGGAACCTGACCCCGCAGCGGCAGGACGATTACGAAAACGCCGACCCCGGTCTTGTCGAGAAGATGAACATCGAACTCGCGCGGCTCTGGGCGGCGGTTTCCGAGGCGCGCATGCGGTCGGTCAGATCGCTTCGGTTCTCGACCGACACCCCGCCGTTGCAGATCCCCGACGATGGCGCGGTCCTCATCTGGAAGGACGGCAGAGTGGTCTCAGGCCCGACCGCTGACGAGATTGATGCGGCCCAGGGTTATGCGGAGGATGCCGCCGCCTCGGCCGAGGCCGCCGCCACCTGGGACCCGGCGAACTACCTGCCGAAGGCGGGCAACCTGGCCGGGCTGGCCAGTGTGACGGCCGCTTTGACGAACCTAGGGTTCTCGGCCTTCATGGCCGGGCTTCGCGCGAACGCTGACGCGGCCGCCCTGCGCGCGGCGATCGGGGCGCGCGGCACCGCCGCCCTTGCCGTTTCCGACCTGGCCGCGGCTGCGGTGCGCGAATTGGCAGACGGTTTCGCCACTCCGCTGGATACGGAACTGCCGACGGCGGCCTGGGTCGATGGTGCTGTGCCGGCCAAGCTGAATGCCGCTGGCGCAGCCCCAATCTACGCCTGCCGCTCGTGGGTGGCCTTCAACGGAACGGGGGCGGTGGCGATCCGTGCTTCCGGGAACGTGTCGTCCATCACCGACAACGGCGTTGGTAACTACACGGTGAACATTGCTACATTCATGCCGGATGCCAACTACTCTGTGGTCGCTTGTGCTGGCGATAGTTCTCTGAACCGCTTGGCCGCTCAAGTTTCTGATCTGACAACAACCTCGTTTCGCATCTACGTACTTAACCACGGCAACTCATTTCTGAGTGATGCTGTTTGGGTCAATGCCGCCGTTTTCCGCTGAGGTCCACCATGCAAGTCATCATCTTCCCGAACGAAAACGGCGGCGTCGCAGTGGTCTACCCGGCCCCATCATTCGCTGGAAGCCTAGGGGAACTCGCATCAACAACCGTTCCTGTCGTGGCGGCGTGGCGTGTTGTCGATGCGTCTGCCTTGCCAGATCAGGCATTGCGCGACCGCTGGCGGTGGACGGCAAGCGGCCCGCTGGACGTGGCTGACCCGCCGCCGCCACCCGTGCCTCCCTTTATCAGCTTCCCGCAGATGATCCACGGCATGAAGGCGGAAGGCTGGATCACCGAAGCGGAAGGCTTTGCGTGGCTGGCAAGAACCCTTCCGGTTTCGGTGCAGGAGGTGATCGAGCAGCTCCCGGCCGAAATGCGCCTACTGGCAACAGCCCGGGCGCTACAGCCGACAGACGTGCATCGTTCGGACCCCTTCCTGAACATGCTGGCTGCGATCAAGGGCAAGACGCCCGAGCAACTTGACGCATTCTTTGTCACCTACGCACAGGCATGAAAGGGGCTTGCTCATGACCTTCTACGAGTGGACCGCCGCCATCTTCGCCAGCGTGAGCATCTGGCTTACCGGCGAGACCGGGCGCGTCATCGCTGCGGGCGGGGCCGGCGGCATCCTGCGGTGGGTGCAGGGAGAGAAGCGCCGCCTGCGCGACGGGGTTCTGGCGGCCGGGACCGGGGCGCTGTGCGCCATGTACCTCTGGCCGGCCGTGTTCTCCGTCATGGGATGGGCCTTCGGCGCTCTGGAGCCCAGCACGGCAAACGTGGGGATGGCGGCGTTTCTGGCCGGGGCCAGCGGCATGAGCCTGGTCAAGGTGCTGACCGCGGCGATCGAGACCGCGGCCAAGCGTGGGGGAGGTGGGGATGCGTAAGCACAGGTCGCCGCTGCATCGCGTGGCGCGGGAGGAAGGGATCACCTGGGCGTGGATCGTCCTGATCCTGGTCATCTACGGAGGCGTGAAATGTCTGCTGTGAACATCCCTTGGATCGACGAGATGATGAAGGTCTACGGCCTTCACGAGATCCGCGACCGGGCCGCGCTGTCGAAGTGGCTGCGGAGCGACGGCAAGACGCTGGGCGACCCGGCCACGCTGCCGTGGTGCGGCGATGCCATGGACACCGCTCTCGCGCTGGCGCTGCCGGACGAGCCGCGGCCGGGCGATCTCGGCAAGAACCCCTATTGGGCGCTGAACTGGATGTGGCTCGGGAAGTCGTGCCTGCCGTGCTTTGGCGCCATCGCCGCCTTCAAGCGCCCGACCGGCGGCCACGTCGGCATTCTCGTCGGGCACAGCAAGGACCACTACCGCGTCCTCGGCGGGAACCAGTCCGATGCCGTGACGAAAACGTGGGTCGCCAAGGACCGCTGCAAGGCGATCCGCTGGCCGGCGACCTTTGCCAATCCCAAGATCCCGCTGCCCAGCCTGAAATGGGACGGCACCGCCTCGGAGAATGAGGCATGACAGCCTGGCTGCGCCTCGCCCCTTACATCGCCGCTCTCGCGCTGGCTGCCGGGGTGTGGGCGCACGGCTACAGGACCGGGACGGCACGGGCCGACGCGCGCCACGAGGCCGCCGCTGCTGCGGTCCAGAAGCGCCTGTTCGCCGCCGCCGACGAGATGTCGCGGCAGGCCGCCGAGATCGAGGCATACCGCGCGGCACAGGCCGCCATGGTTCAGGAGATGGAAGATGCCGCCGAGGCTGACCCTGGCGCTTGCCGCCTGTCTGACGCTGCCCGCGTGCGCCTCCGGGCCCGCTGGGGCGCCGCGGAGGATTGAGCCCATGGACGCGGCGATCTCGGCCCCGTGCGACCGTCCTGAGGCCTTCCTGACGGCATCGGCAGCCGAGGTCATCATCGGGCGCCTTGGCGACGCTCTGGCGCTGTGCGGGCGCAAGCACGAGGCCGCGGTGTCCTACGGGGCCAGTCTCGCCGCCATCATCAACAGCCCGCGCTAGGAGGCGTCATGCTCATCAGGAACCTCCCTCTCCATCTCGGCACGCGCGTTACCGGCGCAACCACCGGCCCGGATGATCCGCTCGTCCTCGGCACTGCCGACTATGAACTGGAGATTTCGGTCGATCCAAGCGGCGGCACGTTCTCGCTGTCGATTAGTGTCGGCGGCACCCCGGTCAGCGGCTCGCCGTTCCCCGTCACGGCCGAGCAACTTGCCGCCGATCAGCACTGCCTTATCGCCCCGGTCATCCCGAGCAGCGGCGCGGTCGGCACGGAGGCAGTCGGAACGGAGAGCCTGTGGATTTACAAGCCCGATCTGGCGCCTATGTTGCCCAGCCGCCAGTGGTATCGCGGCACGACAGCGATCAGCGGGGCCAACGGTCTGGCATACACCCCCGTCACGGCCGACGCTGGTCAGAACCTCAAGCGGCGCGACACCGTTGGCACGTCCTATATTGACAGTAACGTGATGGCGGTGGCGGCGCTGCCGTCTGGACTCGCAGCGGCTTGGCGGTCGTCGGCCAAGGCCACCGGCTCTGCAAACTCGATCACCATTCCCGGGTTGGACTTTGGACCCGAGCATCCCGAGCGGGACATCGTTGCAGCTATTGCTTACATCGGGATCGGCAACAATCCCGCTCCCGCCGTCAAGATTGGCGGAGTAGATGCGGTGGTGGACAGGCAGTCGTCTGGTAACGGTGTCGACGCGATCATCTGTCGAGCGCGCGTCCCTACCGGAGCGAGCGGCAGCATCCTGATCACCGAAACGAATACGATCTATGCCGCTCAGGCCAGCATCTACACCGGGAGCAACCTGACGCCATTCCACCAGGCCTCCTCCAGTTCCCCGGCATCTAATCCGTCGATGACAATTAACACGCCGGTAGGCGGCCTTCTCGTTGCGGCAATTGCCTTCCAGAACTCCCCCAATCCGGTTTCTTGGACGGGGATTACCGGCCGTGTCGAAGTCACGGAGGGGTCCAACCGCTTTGTCGAGGCGGATGATCTGGCGACCACGGAGCAAACTGGGCGCGTGATCAGCGCACTTGCGACCGGCGCCACCGGTCACCGAGGCGCTGCGGTTGCATATTCGAAGGGGGCTTGAGTATGTCTAGGATCACCAGGCGCGTTTTGGGTCTGACGGCAGCGACTGCGGTTGCCATTGCCGTCACTCAGGGCGGCATCACGGCAACCGGATCGACCAATCCGAACGGCTGGGGCATGGCGCCGCCCGATCCGCCCCCTGTCGGTGGCGATGGCGGCACGATCAGCATCGTTCCGGTCGGCCGCACCCGCCTGATGGCTGCGCCCGACACCGTGGGCTTCACCGTCGATCTGTCGGCCAGCACCTTCGACACCCCCGCCCCCGCGTCCGGCACCGACTACGACCGCCGGTTCCACGAACTGGAATACTTCTGGACCTTCGGCGACCCCGGCACATGGACTGCGCCCGAGCGAACGCTTCCTGCCTGGAAGAACCGCGACTTCGCCTATGGCGCCTATGTCCGGCACTGCTACCGCACGTCTGGGACCAAGACCGTCACCGTCATGGTGGTCGAGCCTTCCAGCGGCAAGGTGGCGACTGCGACGCTTCCTATCTCCATCGACGATCCGAACACAGTCTTTTCTGGCGACAAGACCATCTGCATCAAGAACACGGCTGATCCTGATTGGGGAAGCTATCCGGCTGGAGCGCAGCTTTTCAGCCAAGACAGCTTCGTGAACGGGGATGCGGCCTGCAACGCTGCCATCGCCAAGTCAAACCTGTTTGGGTCTCGGGACAAGGTGCGCGTGCTGTTCAAGGCGGGCTGGACCGGCACCTTCCGTTGTGACATTTCCGGATGGCGCAATCTCCATTTCGGCCTCTACGGCGGCAGTACAATCGCCACCCTTAATGCGGACGAGGTGAACGAGGTTCGGACTGGCGGCGGCTGGGGACAGTTCTACCAGACCGGGCAGACGGATAGCGGCGTCACCTATGACCTGAAATTCGAAAAGCTTCGCCTGAAGGGCACTTTCAGCGACACCACGATGCGCATTTCGGAGCAGGCGCATATCACCTACGGGATCAACCTGCGGACCAATAGCAACACCGTCGTCGTGGACTGCGAATGTGATGGGGTCAGCAATTTCTTCGCCACGTCCAACTTCGATCGGCTGGCGGTCACTCATCTGGACAACAACACGCTGACGAACTTCACCGGGATTTTCCCGATCTTCTGCACCTCGAACACAGGAACCGCCTATCAAGGCAGCCACGTCGCCATCACCGGGAACAAGGTCAAGCGCAGCGTGGACGCGCTGTCCGAATTTGCCACCGGGCCGCGATCTCTTGCCCGCCTTGAGCGGCACGACTGGTATCACATTCGCGGCAACGACATGTACAACTCGGACGGTGACCAGGCGTGCCTGCGCCTGCCTGACGCTGATCTGGATGGTCGCCCGCACTGCACGATCCACAGCAATGTGCTGGAGAGCACTGGGCTTACATCGTTCTCGATCTCGGGAAACAACGGCGGGCGCGTGGGGGCCGACCTCAACACGCCGACGCAGATGCACATGCTGATCGACGGGAACATCGTCATCGGCGGATGGGCTTCGATGGACGTGGTGGATGTGAGCGGATGCGGCGCGACCATTCGCAACAACCTGATCTACGCCCCTGATGTGCCCTATGTGCGAAACCCGCTGCGGTCGCTCATCAGGATCAACAACCAGGGGGCAGCTTCGTACTTTGCCGACTGGCCGGTGCGCATCTACAACAATACCCTGGTCTCTCCGGCCGCTCCGGGGAACAACAAGGGCACCAGCGTCAAGCCGTTCTACTTCCTCAACGGGGCGTCCGAAGTAGCGGCCTCCGCGATTGGAGTGGTTGAGCAAAACAATGTCATCAGCCTTCCGAATGTGGCTGTTCCGCAGATCGCCTTTGCGCCTCTCTCGACCGACACCATCGTTACGCCGCACTGTGCAGGGTTCAGGCCGATCTACCACGAGATCAAAAAGACGCTGACGGTGGCAGTACCGAACGGCGGCAGCTACACCGTGCCGTATGATGGTGCATCTGAGTATCTGGCCGCCGGAAGCACCGAGCATACGTTGGTTTGGCTCGACAGTGTGGCTGGGGCGTTCACCCTGACCTTTGGAGCGTCTGATGTCACTGTGACCAACGCCAGCGGGACGCCGTGGGCCATCAATGCGGTTATGCTGCTGCGGCTGGTGAACGCCCCTGGCCACTACCGGGCCAAGCAGACGACGCATGCCACCGGCAACGTGCCGAAGTCGGCCCCAAGCCCCAGCTCCCCCGCCCTGACCGGCGGTGTCGCGCCACAGTCGCTCAAGACGCTGCCCGGATCGGACAGGACCGCTGGCGTACGCGGCGCCTGGAACCCGGCATGACGCGAAGGCCCTCGGGAAACCGGGGGTCTCAGTCTTTGCGGATGGCGGCGAGGAAATAGTCAGTCAGGCGACAAACCTCTCCCAGACGCATGAAGACAGTCTCGCCTTTCACTTCTACCTTCTGGCCGCCGATCTCGCTGGAGAACGTCTCGTACTGATACGGGGATAGCAACACTTGCGCGCACCGCTCCCGCTCCGCCTTCACGGCCTCGGTGATGAGGCGGTCAACCTCGGCGGCGTGGCGGCGGTTCCACGCATCGACATTCGTGAAAGCCATGATGCAAAGCGGGCAGGACTGATCCGCTGGTTCGGCGTGCCGGATCATGTCGTCGCCCCACCACTCCATCGGATTGCCACAGAACGGGCACGGCTTCGGCGGTTCCATCATTCCTCCAGTGCCGCGCGGATGCTGGCTTCCCGGTTGCGGTTGATCGCATCGCATGTTTCTTCGTCAGGCGCTTCAACGACCCGACCGCACATCGAATCGAACGCCGAATAATACGGGCCGTCAGTACCGGCGCGCAGTTCCCACACCAGCGGCTTGATCTTCACCCACCGTGCTTCTTCCAGCGCCCGCGCCCCGGTGGGGTCGGCGGCGGCCTGCGCGCGGATGGCGCGCTTGATGTGCTTCTTCACTGCATCCGCCCCAAGGCGCAAGAAGTTGTTATTCGTGGTCACAATCGACCTTGGAGTATCGTCTGCGACCTTCTCCGCCTGTTCCCGCACCGCAGCGATCCTGGCTTCCAGCGCCCGCGCCGCGTCGGCGGGGGTCAGGGAGAGGATGGCGGCTTCGGCAGACCTGCCGAGGGTCACGTGTCTGGTCTCCGCGCACACCCGGTAGGCAGCCTGTGCGGCCATGTCCAGCGCCGCGGCGGCCATGGCCTCGGCCTCGGATCGTGGGATCATGGGGGTGGTCATTTCGGCTCTCCCTTGATGGCCGCGATGGTGGCGTCGATCTTGGCTGCGTCTGCCTTGAATGCCACGCCGTCGCGCAAGTGACCCTCTACGCATGACATCCATTCGCGCGCCTCTTCCAGCGCCTCCATCGCCTTCGCCAGCTTGGCCTCGGCGGCCTCGGCGCGGGCGCGTTGTTCCCGAAACAGTTGCAATCTGCGCTTGGCTGAAAATTTCCAGTCGGCGTCATTTTCGATCACCGCCCGCAGCCGTTCCGCCTCAGCCTCGGCATCGCTCAGCTTACCCTCTGCCTCGTACCATCCGGCCTCGAACTCCCGCAGCCGTTCGATCTCGTCGGCCATGGCGGGCACCTTGCGGAGAACGACTGCGCTATCCTTCAGGATGGCTTGGCAGGCCTTGAATGTGCCTGCGTCCGCAAGAACCTTGGCAGCAAGGTCGCAGTCATCAGCGAGTTTCGTGGCCCATTCCGGCGTCACGCCTTCCAGCGCCGCCCGCGCCTGCCCTACAAGGTCATGTGCGTTAGTCATTGTGACCTCCATGCAGCGGGCAATCTTCATCGATCCAGAACACAAGTTCGCCACCTAGGAACGGCAAACCAGCGCCGTGGTGGTTGTCGATCACGGGGCAGGTGCAGCCTTTCGCTACCGCCTCAGGGCTGCCGGGATTTGGCTTATCCATTCTCCCCTCCCAGCGCCTTGATCAGGGCATCTGCGGCCTTGACCGCGATCTGCGCAACGTCGTCGTAGAAGACCGTCGTGCTGGTGGATCGCGCCATGATCCCCTGCATCGCCGCCATGGCGAACGCCTCGCGCTTGGTCAGGCCAGGCGTGAATGCTTGCGAGTCTCCGTCACCAATTCCGACATAGCCGCTAGGGAAGGCAGGTTCGTTTCCGTTCGCCATAGTCAGCCCTCCTGCGCCGGGGCGGAAAGGGCAGCATCATCATTCGCCAAAGCATCGGCAACGGTGGCCGGAATCGTTGATGCGTGCTCCTCCAGAGTCTTGATCAGGACGCAGAGGCTGTTGGCCCCGGCGGTGTCTCCGATCTTGGAAAGTTTCGACGCGATGTCGGTTGTTATCGCCAGCACGAGCGTAAGTGTTTCCGCCGCTGTGCCCCTGCGGATTTCACCGATGTCCACCATCCTTCATCCCTTTCCCGCGGCCCCGCCGCGATCTGCGCAAATCATTGTTCCGCGTTTCGCATTCCTCAGGCGGCCTTTGATCTGCTTGATTTTTCGATAGATTGTGGATCTGGGGGTCCCCCGTTCGAGCCGGGGAGGCGGTACCA